GTGAGGGGATCATCTCAATATCGACCGGGGGGGCGATAAAGGTGTCATATGATCCGGGCTAATCCGGTTGCCAATCGGACTCTACTAGCGAACTTGAATATTTGGTTGTCGGACAACCGAAGTCTATAGAGGGTTGCTACTACTGTCAAGCGTTTTCAATACGAATATGACCCTATTTACTACTATTCTCTAAGTTAACGAGTCTATACTAAAATGACGTACAGAGCGTACAGAGAGTAGTAGCATACTAGAACACCTTGACGCTACCTGTACGCCCGGAGAGTTTTGCCCTAAAATCCTCGGTACGGTCTAAACATGCTACTACTTGAGCAGAGAGAGACAGAGAGAGAGAGTAGAGCTAAAAGGCGTATTTTGGCGCGTCTCTCTCGTGTGCGCGTGTGTCTCTGTCCATCTGTGAAATTCTTCACAATGCCATATATGGGGATATATCCAACATTTTTTCAGTTTTGTGAATCGGTAATATTATCTCGTGAAATGTTTCACAAGCGCGAAGCTTGTACTATGTGATTTCTTTCACAATGTTTCATTTACCAGTGTGTGAATTGTTTCACAATGTCCAACTTTCAACTATGTGATTCTTTTCACAAAGTCGGGTTTTTGCGGGCGGTGTGTGGGGAGTGCGGCGGTGTGTGGGGCAGGGTGGTGAGGGGGGTGTGCTGTTGGGGTGTGGAGTGTGATGGAGGTAGGTACTCTCTTGACGGTTTGAGATCCAAAAAGTGCCTACCCCTGTTGTGGTGAAATCGCCATGTGGAGTCCCGTACTGGTATTTTTTTTGTTGTTACGCTGCTGTTACACCTTGAAGTGGTCAAGTTGAACTAGGATTTGTGTACCTGTAACGGCTGTAACGGCTATGTAACGGTATATGTAACGCTACTGCCGTTACACCTACCCCCCTAAAGGGGGGGGATAGGCTGTAACGTCTAGGTGTTGTTGTTGTTTATATAAAAGAAAACCAAGCAAAGAAAAGTGATGTTGTTTATACTTTGTTTTGTTGATGGTGCTGACGTATCCGGGGTGTTCTCCACTCAGACTTCCTCGTCAGGGTAAAGTAGTTGTTTTAGGTGGTACGGCTAACAATGTTTTAGTGTTCTTGCGCTAAGATTCATCGGCTCGCATTCTTCCTATGTGCTGGACCCTCTTCGCATGGGAAGTTTGTGTTTTAGGGGGTAAGAATGTTACTGGCAGAAGATAGAAAAGCTTTGTTGACTACGGTCGGCTATGAGACTTGGGAAGAGCAGGACGATATCCTGAACCACAAGGCTCGTATCAAGTTGGTAGCTGGTGGTGAGCGTGCTGGTAAGAGTTTCTTGGGAGCATTGTCGATCATCAACAGGTTGGATGAGTTTGAGAGTGGTGATGTATGTTGGTTGGTAGCTAGGGATTACGAGCGAACTCGTGCTGAGTGGAATTATTTGTCTGAGATCCTGACTAAGTTGGGGTTTTTGATAAAGCAGACCAAGCGCATTGACCCCGGTGAGATGACTGTGGCGTGTGGTACGAGTGATAAGCCGGGTGTTTTTACCATCAAGACTAAATCTGCCCAAGATCATCGTAGTTTGGCTATGGAAGCCCCCAGAATGGTGGTAGCTTGCGAGTCTTCGCAGATTGATTACGAAAGTTTTCTTAGGTTGCGTGGTCGTGTTGCGGAAAAGCGTGGGTATTTGTTCCTAGAGGGTACGTTTGAGATGTCGCTAGGTTGGTATCCGTCGCAATGGGAGGCTTGGCAGTTCTATAACCCGGACGATGACGCTATTTCTTTTTCATTGCCCTCTTGGACTAACAAAGTTGTCTATCCGAACGGAAGAGATGACGAAGAAATCCTGTCACTGGAGCGATTACACTCCGAAGACTGGTTCAATGAACGTGTTGCAGGCAAACCAGCCCCACCAAAAGGGCTTGTACACAACATATTCGATGTTTCTACTCATATATCCGACAAAGCTGAGTACATCGAAGAAGAACCTGTGCATCTTTGGGTTGACCCCGGCTATTCTCAGGTCACTAAGTCCGCATATGCAGTGGTAGCAGTGCAGATTATTGGAGATCAAGTACGAGTTATTGACGAAATCTACGAAAGAGAAAAGATTACAGAGGAAATAATCGAGATCTGCCAGATGCGACCGTGGTGGAAAGACGTACAGCATGGTGTTATCGACATTGCCGCACACAACATTGGGGAATCAAGACCTGTTGATACTTGGTTGGAGAAGGCAAAGCTGTACATGCAGTCAGAGCGGGTCGGAATCATGGACGGAATCGAAAGGTTCAACACGTTCCTGAAAGAAAACCCCTCAACAAAGCAGCCAAGCTTTATAATCAACCACAAAGCTAGGGGACTAATCTCTGAATTGGGTGGTTGTGCTAACCCATTTGACGATCAAATCCATGTGTATACGTGGCGCACAGACAGAGATAACAACGTGATCGGAAGACAACCCAGAGATGCTTTCAATCACAGCATAAAAGCAGTAACCTACGGATTAGTTGTAAACTTCGGGTATGCTAGAGCGGCAGGCGCAACAAAGATAATTACTGTAAACAGGTGGTAATGTGGCTAAAATTGATGACCTAATTTCCCAGATTGAAGAAGTTTGGGAGTCGCCGGGTTTCCGCACCAGACGTACCCGCATGGAAAGCGATTACGGTCTGTACCGTATGAATCCATACGAAGCTGGCAATGGCTACCAAAGCTACACATCAAACGCTCCGAAGATCCTCGCAGATAAGATCATGTCTTACCTGTCGAACGCCCAGATGTCGGTACGAGTACCCCTCAGTTCTGAGGTTGATGACCGTACTCCCGGCACACTGAAGGAAAAGTTCGTTATCGGCGCACTCAACCTTGCCGATGAACGAATGCAAAGATACGGTCAACCATCTGTCAGAGAGCAACTAGCCTTTTATGTGACGCTCCGTGGGTGGTATGCAGGGCGAGCCATGCTAAACAAGCACGAAGATGGCTCTACATATGTTGACATAACACCACTTGACCCTCTTCACATTTGTTATGAGATGGATGACCAAGGGATTGTTTGGCTTGCACACAAAACAAAACGCTCGCCTGCTGCGGTAAAGCGATCTTACAACGTAGATGTTGAGCCTTTGATTGAGGGAGAAACTTCTTCAGGTGTAACTGTTTGGGACTATTACTCAAGAACAGAAAACGCAGTCATTGTTCGTGGTGATGAAGATACGGTCAAGTACGGCAAACGCCTTACAAAACACAATGTCACTGACGTAAACGGCAACCCATGCGCTCCAGTATTCCTTGGCGCAGTTGGTCCAGCCCCTTGGGTACAGGACGATCTATCGGGTGATGACACCGCAAGAGATTACGGTGAGTCGATATTCTCTGCCAACCGGATTCTTTACGAAGATTACAACTTCGCTATGAGTGCATATAAGACACTTGTACGGCGCGCTGTAAGGCGACCATACAAGATTGTTTCCCCGGATGGAACTACAACTCTTGACACTGATCCGTGGCAGGATGGGTCAGAGGTTCCATTGCCAGCAGGAACAGATATTCGTTTGATGGAAGAAGTCACAATGCCTCTTGATACGGGAGCATTTGTTGGCTTGGTATCAGGTGAGTTGCAGCGTGGTGGTTTATCGAACGTAAGCTACGGTGAACTTCCCTTTGCTATCTCAGGCTTTGCAGCCAAGATATTGCAGGAAGGCTCTGCCCACCAGATCGAACCCAGAGTAAAAGGCATGACTGCCTGCTATAAACAGATCTCTGAAATCATTTCAATGCAGTACGAAGCTGGTGGCTATAACCCGCTTGAGGTAAGAGGTCGCCATAACGATATTGCCAGCTACTTCAACGAAGAAATAAAGCCTGCTGATCTTGAAGGTTCAGGTGCGATTGATATCAAGTTCGGTGTGCGTATGCCACAAGACGAACCGCAGCTAATCACAATGGCACAGATGATGCGTGAAGGTCAGAAGCCTCTTGCACCGGACGAGTGGATTTGGGAGAATGTCTTACAGATCAATGATGTAGACCAGTTCCGTAATTCAATTTCGGCACAGCAAGCACAAGTAACAGAGCCAAAGGCATTGTTGCTTACGTTGATCGAAGGTCTAATGCAAACGGGCGAGCAAGAAAAAGCCCTGATTTATGTAGATCTTCTACGAAAGACATTGAAACAAGACCAACAAGAAGAGACTGCCCAAGACTTACAGTTCCAGCAGTTACTAAGTTCTATTGGTATGACTCCTCCGCAGGCTGGTCAGGGTGCTACCCCACAGCCTCAAGCCCCAAATCCTAATCCGAGTGGTACGGGAAGAAGCCCCATGGACGTATCAGGTGGCATAATATCTTCTCAGATGCAAGGCTTTCAACGGACTGGCGATCCACAGCAGGCTCCACCGGGTACACCGGGAGGAGCGGGACCAAGAGTTAATCCTCTAGGGAATATGTAATGGCAAAGTATGTAGTAGATTCTAGTGTTCCTTCGTATTCTAGGGCGTGGGGTCTTGATTTAGGCAATAAATATGTTGAAGCCAATAGTGAATCAGAAGCAAAAAGACTTGCTGCTATAACGGCTGGTATTCCTGCTGCTGCAATATCTGTTCAATTTATTGCTCCGGGGTTAGAAAGTGTTTTATCAGGCGGTTTACAACCACTTAGTGCTAATCAAAATCTGACTCCCAAAATGACACCAGCCCAAGAAGACCGCACTTCTGCCAGAGAAGTATCTTCAGGTGCTTCTTCTGCATTTGGAACAGACCCCTCCAATATAGAAGGCTATTACAGTTCTGCTCCTCGCCCAGATGATAAATCGTTTACGTCGATGGTGGCTTCTATTGATCCTAATTACGATCCGACTGGTGGTGCATATAGTACATTCAAGCCCGGCTCTAACTTTTCGGTTGGGAATTTAGGGGGGATTGACCCAGCAGCATACGCCCCGCTTGGAGGGGCTGGCTTTGATAGCAATAGGCTAAATGGCGGCGCAAGCCCAGTAGGTTACGACGCAGCCCCCGGAGTTTATTCAGGAATGTACGGAGAAACATTCGATCCTGATTTACCAGTAATTCCAAATCCTGTTAGTGCCGACCTGCGTAACCAACTTGATTTCGCAAACAGTCAAGCATTCACTAACGCAACAATAGATCAAGACGAGCTGGACAGGCTAGATGCGGAAAGAGCAGCGCGTGAATCACAAGAAAAATTCGATGAAGAGCAAGAAAGAAAAAAGCAAGCTTCGCTTCTTAATGATCCAGTACGCTCGTGGGATGCCAAGCTTCAAGACATAACCCTTTCTTACGACGCAAAGGGTAATGTCAGTGTAAACCTGCCTGTTGATATGTGGCGAAATGCTTCCAGAAAAGTAGGTACAGTAGATCAAAAAATAGGCAGAGAAGAAATAGAAGATGCAATACGAAAAATTGCAGAACTAGGTGGCAGAGATAACCTAGATCGCTCTGTCAGTAATATGTTGCAACAGGCACGTAACTATTACTCCAGCACTCCAAGAGGAGGAAATGCTTGGAATAGAAGTATTGATGGTGGTTTGATTGATGGAAAACTGCTAGCCGATGACGCTTTCAAAGCTACATGGGGTAGCCTTGCAGATGAAGTTCTAGGTGCTAGAGAAGCAGACGTAACGGGACAGATACCGGACGCATGGGCAAGCAACCCTGATGGCTTCAACTCTTACAGTGAAAAACAAAAAGATGATATTAGAAACAATAATTTAGGTAGCCACCAAGAGGTTCAGAATTTTTATTCTGCGGAACAGGCTAAACAATTTGATGCTGGTGCTGATGCGGAAGCCCTTTACGATGTTGGCAAAGATGTCGGGCGTGATACTGATCTTCCAACCTTTACAACCAAAGGTTTTGGTACAGACATAGATCCTTTCTATGGAGAAACCGTTGATCCTAATGCACTAGGAACAGGTCAGCTAGGTCCAGATCAAGCAGGACCTTACGATCAGACGCTTCCTGTTGTGCCTCCCCCTCCTGTGTTTGGACCCGAACCTCCACCAGCGGCAGCAGGGTCGTTCCCTGTGTTGTCTAGCCAAGAATTGATAAACGACCCGCAAGGATATCTAACAGCAGCAGGTCAAAGGCTAGCTTTTAAAAATGTGTATGGTGATGCAGCAACGGGTGTCGGTCCTTTAGCCAGTTATTTACAACGCCAAACCTTTCCCCTGACCAATGCGTACAGGGCAGCAAGTTTTGCAAATATGGGAAGAGAGCAAGCAGGTGGCGTTGCTCCTCAAGTTTCATTTGAAGACTTCCTTAGAACTACACGAAATCAGCCTTCCGGTCTTAGTGGTACTTACGGTCAAGCCTTGCAGGATGTGGGCTACCTAAGAGGACTTGGGGGAAGTCAGGTTCCAGTAGGGCTTGAGGGTGTATTCAATCCAGAACAAGCAGCGAATACAAGGGATGCCAGAAACCTTCTTGCAGCAGCCCAAAGAGGAAAATACTCAGGGCTTGTAAGCAGTGCATTCCGTCGCCCAACAGAAGACGATCTCTTCTCTGATTATGTTCTTGCAAGGCAGGATGCTTCGGCAGCAGGTACTGCTCCTCAGAACTTCCTCAACTTTGCAGCATCAAGGTACGGACTCTAATGGCAATCAATCCTACATTCGCAGGGTTTCTTGAAGAAGAACCACGCGCTGCATTCTTTGGAACGCTTGGTCAAAAGGGAATGCTTGATACTTCTAATAGAAGAAAGCAGGCTGAAGATATTTACTCAGGAGCAATGACTGAGTTTTACGGAAAGCTTGGCGAGCAGATCCTTGGTGGTGGAGAACCAACAATGACGTTCTCTAATTTCCTTGAAGACTTTCCATTTACAGATCGGTTCGCACAACTAGGAAGGCAGTACAGTCAGCAAAGTAGGTACAAGCCTTCCACTAGATTCTTGTATTACTAATGACCCAATCGTTTTCAAACTTTGTTGGAGCATCTCCTCCTCAAGACAACTTGTTGCTAGCTAGGCTTGTGCAAGAAGCAAGGCAAGGTGGCACTAGAGGACGCTTGGCTATCAACCAGCTACGCAGACTCCCCGGTGGCAGAGAGGCTTTACAGGCAGTTCTTGCCCCTGCGCCTCCTCCTCCCGCTCCTGCGCCGCCTCCAGTTGCCGCAGCCCCGCCTGCTCCTGCTCCTACGGCTCCACCGCCTCAAGCTTCTCCTAGTTTCTTTGACCAGACACTTGGTCGTGGGATCGGAGCAGTAGGTCGTGGCGTGTTAGGTGTTGGACGTTTTGTGCAGCCAGTTACAACACCTGTTCTTGAGAACCTTGGTAAGGCTATAGAAACAGGTATGTCTGGTGCTGTATCAACAGTTGGTGCAGTTACCCCCGGAGACTTTATGGGTCTTGAAAGTAACCTCGCTGAAGAAAGGGCTAGGCGTGGGATTCAATCAAGTCTCCCTAAATTTGTACAAGCCAGCCCGTTGTTTACTCTTGAAAGCCTTATAAAAGGAAACGCAGCAAAGGAACTTCAAGCACAGGCAGCAGCATGGCGCGCAACGGACATGCCTTCAACTAGGCTAAACGCACTTCCGGGTCAAGGCATTCCTCTTCCCGGTGGCAAACGACTAGACGAAATAGATGTTGGAGTCAAAGGTGCATTTGAACTTCTGCCTGAACTTGCGTTAGGTATAGCAACAGGTGGTGGCTCTGCTGCTGGAGGTCTTGCTAGAAGGACAGCTACGAGCGCAGCAAATGTTCTTGGTGCAGACATAGCGATGCTTGGTGCAAAAGGCGCACTGGGTGCTGGAAGGGCTGCTACAAAAGGAGCGAAGGCTGTAATTCCATCAGGGTCTACTGCAAAGCAAGCTGACGCTGCAGCTAGTGGGGCTGCGGTTAACCTTAATGAAAAGTTAGCTTTAGACCCTGATACTCCTAAACTCTTCGATCAAGGTAAGTTAGATACACGGACACCACAAGCACAAATATTGCCTTCCATAGGTGTAGAAGGTCTTCACAATAGGTACTGGTGGCACAGACCACCATCTCACGTTCCGGTTCCGAAAGAGGGAGGGCTAAATGCTTACATCCTAAAACCGGGCGAAGCTAAAGCAATTTTGGGTGATGTAAACGAAAAGGGTATTTGGCTGGGGGAAAGTAAAACTCGCGGGGAAGGTTCTGTTCTTGTTGATATTTCTAAATTAGACAATAGCAATATGTTTGTAGAGCAATCAGGCATCGTGCATCGTGGCGATATTCCGAAATCAGCCATTGTCGAACCACCTCCCACTTCAGCCACAGGCACGGCTGCTGTTGTTGAACCTAAACAGCTAAATTTTGAATTTATTGATGATCCTGACATCAGTCCTACCACTGGCAAGCCTTCTGCTGTAGATGAGGCGTTTGAAGTAAACCAAACAAAGGCAGTGGAACTTCCTGCTGGTTACGCACCCGGACTTGTCGAAGATCTTATTCCGAAAATAGTATCGCCTGATGTTATTAGAAGAGCCGTTGAAAAATCTAAAGCAATTCTTAAAGCAGTGGGAGTAAGGGACGAGCAACTTAACCCTAGTACCCTGCCGGGCATGGCTGTAAGCGCAGTAATAAAAGCGTCTGCCCCACGGATAAGTAGTACGGCAAATAGATTAGTTGGTGATATTCGTGGGAAGTTTCGCGAGTTAGATGCTGGCGATAGCAGCGTCTTTGTGTTTGATGATGCCGATACAGGGCTTCGGATTGAAAACCTTCAAGGTGTACCAGAAGGAATAAATTCTCGTACTGGTAAATTATATGAAGCACGACCTACCGTAGCTGACCTTGCTCAAGACTACGGAGCATATAAGAAATTCTTAAGTCCTAAACAGCAAGAAGCAATGGATTATTTGCGTGTAACAGCACAAGGTCTAACTGCTGATATGAACGCCTTTGGGTTTGAGTCGCTTTACAAAGCAGAACTTGGTGACGGAGGGTTCTTTATTTCTCGTGGTCCAACACGACAAGAAGTTGAAGAACTTGTAAAGGGGCAAAAGCGAACAGCAAAAGGGTCTTCTGAAAAAGGAAGAGCAATCGACAAATCGACAGGCAAGGCTTTCACTCAAGCCGAAATGCTTGAAAAAGGGGAAGAGTACCTACCTGTATGGGATGAGATGGGTCAATGGTCAACAGAAATTTATGAAGCTGTCCTTGATAAACAAGTTGGCAAGTTTGTTCTTAATTATGTAGACCCTGTAACTGGCGAAAGAATTGCCCTAACGACAAAAGAGTTAGCAGGTATTGAACTTACAACTAAAGCGCATACCCTTCGTGCAAAAATATCTTCTGCTAGAAGGAGATTGGGCGAACAACAAGTACGGCTTACATCAAAGCAGCAAGAATATGTTCGGGCATCTAAAGCATTTAATACTTATACGGGCAAGTTATCTAAGCTGACAGCTAAGTTAGAAGAAGCGACTACCGTTGCTCAAGTTCAAAGAATTGTTAAGAAGCTTCAGGATGAAGCAAAGAACGCAGTAGATAAAGCTGAAGAAGTCTTAAAGACAAAACAAGGCAGGTTGCAACTTGCCAAAATGCACTCTGCTGATTTACAAGATCAGATAGAAAGCCTTGTAAAGTTTGAAGAATCACAGAAAGAGTTACTTGCAAATGCAGCGCAACGCTTAGAGTCTCAGCAACTAAAAGGGACAACTCCAGAAATAATAGAACGCTCGCTGAAAGAAGTAAGTGAGGGAGAAAAATTTATAGCCCGGACAAAGAAGCTGCGAGAAAGAGCAGAGGGTTTGTTTGCCACTGCGCGTAAACGAGAGGACGCTGCTGATGCAGCAGAAGGAGCCGCAGCAGTTGATGTAAAACTTTCAGCAAGAGACTTGGATGATGCAGAAATTCCACTTAACGGAGATGCTGCGTTTGTAAAAGCGCGTGAAGAACTTAAGAAATTTAAAGTGCAAGTAACTGCTCGTAAAAATGAACTAGACCGAGCAGGAAAAAGGTCTGACACAGCAAAGCGTAGGTACGCCCAATCTAAACGCAGGCTAATAAACCTTCAGTTAGAACTAGATGATCTAAAGCCCAAGATTGATTTTGCTATACAAGAGGCACAAAAAGGAAGATCACGCGGAGGCGATACAAAATTTAGAAGTATAAATGGCAACGTGTGGCTAAACACTGATGACCTTCAAACAATCAGGCGTTCACAAGAAGGAATGCAGGCTACAACAGGTAGGGGTGCAAAAGTTCTTGGTCCTTTAGGTACTTACCAGAGTATAAGGCGAGCAGTAGGCTCAACACTAGATGACTCTGGTATCAGTATTCAGGGTAAGTCAGGGCAGTTTTCTAACCCTCGTGAGTATGCTGCTGCTTGGAAAGATCATCTTCAGTCTTTGATCGGTAAGCCCGGACGCAAAGGCAAACGGTTACAGCGTGAATCAATGGCAGACAACATTAGGAACTTTGATAAAAAGTCACAAGCTGATGGCGCGCCAAGTTCTCACGAGATAATTGACCGTATGGGCATAAGGCATGGTGGAGTAGATACAGAAGTAACTCTCCGACCAGAAGGGATTACTGGAACAATAGGTAAAGCCCCGCTAATTCGTAGGGCTAACGAAGCTTTCGGTGCTTTCGGTGATATGTTCCGACTTAGACAAGCCCGTTCAGAAATCATGGAATACATGAGGATGTCAGGGAAGACCTTTGACGAACTTGTTGCAGATGGGACAGCGCGCCAAATCGGAAACGGTGTAAACGGTCTTACTGGCTGGACTCCAAACGGAGTGGCTGGTGTATTTGGTGACATACTTTTATTTGCACCAAGATTCTTTAGGGCAAGAATCGAGACTCTACATCGTGCAACAAAGGGCATGGATGTTGACTTCATGGTAGATGCTCTTCCGTTTGACAGGCAGATAAGGCGTAACCTGAATATCAATTTTGGCATCAGAAACAATAAAAACGCAGACCAGTTGATTGCACGTAGGGCTGTAATGAAATTGGTATCAATGGGTACGCTTATTACAGTTGCAGCTAACGAAGTATTGGGTCAAGAAACAGATTTTCAACTAATGAGAAATGGCAGAATGAATCCAAACTTTATGTCTGTCAGGCTAACAAAGCTTGGTGCGCCTAGAGACTGGAACATTTTCGGTCCGTACAAGTCAATGGCTGCGCTTATATTAGCGTCAGCCGGGGCTGGTTGGGAAAAAGAGCCTCAGAAAGCATTAGATGCGTGGCTCAATTTGTCCTCTCCAATCGCTGGAGATATTTTTGAGTATCTGAATTTCAAACAATATGGCGAGTCCCGATTTGGTGAAACTCTTGGTGAGTACATAGCGGAAAGTCACATTCCATTTGCGCTTCAAGAAGTTCCGAATATCATCAAAGAGTCTGCAACAGGCAACCCCAAGGATGCTTTTGGTGGAGGGCTTTCAATGGGTCTAGAATTTATCGGTGAGCAGAGCAGTGCGCTTTCCCGGTCAGATATTTTGCAAGACCGTGTTACTGGTTTGTTCAAAGAAGGAAAGCTTTCTGCTGACAACTATGAAGACCTTGAGCCTTACGAGCAAAACGATGTCAAAGACGTTCTTGTTGCAGAACTAGAAAAGTTTGATGCAGA